GGGCGTTCGTCCGCTCGGGTTCCGGGATCGTCAGGCGGGTATTCTGGAGCGCCAGCAGGCCGCGCCAACCACCATGGCCGGGGCGATGGGTGGCGGCAGTCCTGCGGTGCCTGCGGCGACCCTGGCGGCTTCTCCGGCGGCACCCCCTGCGGCTCCCCCGGTGACGGCACAGACGCCGAGCGGCCCGATCTACTCGTTCCCGTATCAGGGCACTGGCGCGACCCCGGCCACGGCGTACCAGCCGTTTGCGCCGCTTTCATACGGCCCGCCGACGCGACCGTTTGTTGGCGCTCGGACGCCAACCACGGGTGGAGCAGGTCGCCCGGCCACAGCGGAAGACATAGCAGCGATTGCCCGCATGGGCCAACCGACCGTGTCCCGCTACGGGCTGCAAGACGTACTTGTCGGCGATACTATTCCGCCGTCAGCGGAGCAGCCGTTCATGCAGCAAGTGTTCGGGGGCATTTCTCTGATGCAGAACCCGCCCATGACCCAGATGCCCCAGTGGCGTGATCCGGCGATCCCGCCCGGTGCCTTTGACGTGCGCCTACCCACGCAAGCGACTGGTTACGCCGGGATGGGCCGTGTCCCACGCAACGTCCCGTTCTACGGCGGCGGTGCGGGTCGCGCAAATCCCACTGGATGGTATCGCTGATGGAGCCGCAAAGCATCTTCGATCTGTCTGCGCAGGAATTTGAGGGCGCGATTGCTGAACTCGGTCTTCCCCAGTCCGAGGCCGATCAGTTGCGCCGTGAGTACCGCCGCCAGCACAGCCCGTTCAGCGGGCTGTATGGCTTGCTGGACCGTGTGCGGGGTCAAGATGCCGAGCAGGGCCGCGTGCGTGCTGACGTGCTGCCCATGACCCGTCCAGAGGGCATGACGGGCATGGAGGCGCTGCTGGCTGGCGAGGCGCAGCTTGCGCTGCCCGGTGGCCTATTAGGCGCGGCAGAGGGCGCGGCCATGGGCATTGACGCCCCCGGCTCTGCTTATCAGGGCATGATCCCGCTGGAGGACATGGCCGGAGAGGCGCTTGGCACTGCTGGCATGGCGATGCTGGGTGGTATGGCCCCGAATGTCGGGCGCTTGGCGGACTTCGACCCGACCACGGTCAGTATGGCTGCGGCCAGAGACGGTTTTGTCCCTGACGCGCAATACACCCTCTCTGACTTTGGTTACACGCAAGACAATCCGGGCGGCTCGTGGCTGCAACGGCACCAAGAACGCGCAGAGCAAGAGATTATTGATAACGCAGAGGGCCGTTTCGGACGTGGTATCACTGGTTCGATAACAGGCACTCTGGGCATGCAGCAGGACATGTTCCTGCCGACAAATCGACTGTTTGAGTTGCCGGGATTAAGCGGCGAAATGCGCCGCCCGGGAGACCCTAGATTTGACGCCTTGCTAGAGCGTGTTCGAGAAGAAGGGTTTGACCCTAATCAGGCAGGTAACCGGGTTGTAGTCGCAGTAAATCATCGTGGAGAGCCTTTCCTGATGGAAGGCAACACGCGAGTTGCTGTTGCTAACGAACTGGGCGTTCCGAGTGTTCGGACAGAAGTCCGTTATTGGAACGGTGGTGAAGGCGCAGAAGGCCCGTTCTCGCCCGGTCAAACGGTTGAAATAGCAAGCCCCACTCCATTGGGATCGCCTGAAAGCCGCGCCCAGCAGATCGCCCGCATGCTTCGCGAGGGCCGTGGTGACGAAATCACCGAAGACATGCTTGCGGCGCTTGATGCGAACGACAACATGGAATTGGCCGATCTGTACGCCTCCGGCGCAACGGGCATGGACATGCCTATGGATTACGAAAGCCGAATGGCGCGGGCGGCTGAGATGGGTTTTGGTGGGGATCGCTACCATGGCGGAAACATGGATTTCCAAGGGTTTGCGGGAAATGTTTTCACATCGGACAACCCAACTGTCGCAAGCACATACAATCGCGGCATGCTGGACGCTGTGATCTATCCTCTCAGGACGCGACCGGGGCCTCTCGGCGACGTTACCGTTGAAGGCGGGTTGTCCAACTGGAACAGGCTTGATGCAAGCATGATTGACGATCCGTCCATCGCGCGCGAGCTAGATAGAGGGATGCCCATATCCACTAGGGATATTGAGCGCGAAGCCATATTGCAGGGCCGAAGTGGCGTTACCTTCAGAGACATCAACGATCTGGGTCCGGGCTTCAATTCGCAGCAGTTTAGAAACTTAGGATACACGCCGGACGAGGAGGAGGCGTTGCGTCTTCAGTATCTTGAGGAACTTTCAACGCCCTCAGAAATTGATGTGCGTATGTCGCCCAATCTTGTCCGCAGCCGCTTCGCTCGCTTTGACCCGCGTCTTCGCAATTCGGCAAACCTTCTTGCCGCCAACGCATCCCCAGAACTCGGCCTGCTGGCCGCATCCGCACCGAGCGAGCAGGAGCAGCTTGACCAGCTTCGCACCTACCTCGGCCTGCTTGCCCAATAGGAGCCACACATGGACCCCGAAATTAACGACCTGACAAACGAGGTGCAGGAACTGGTCAACCCGGATTACATGCCGGAAGACGAGTTGCAGGGCATCGTGGCGAGCGAGATCGACGACGCGGTTGATTTCATCGACAACACTGTGTCGCCCGTCCGCGCGATGGCGACAGAATATTACCGTGGCGAGCCGTTCGGCGACGAAGAGGAGGGCCGCAGCCAAGTCATCAGCATGGACGTGCGCGACACTGTTCAGGCAATCATGCCGTCGCTGATGCGGGTCTTCACCAGCGGCGACAAGGTGGTCGAGTTCGTGCCGCGCGGGCCGGAAGATGTGGAGATGGCCAAGCAGGCCACGGAATACGTGAATTACGTGTTTCAGAAGGACAATCCGGGCTTCATGGTGCTGCATTCGGCCTTCAAGGACGCACTGGTGCGCAAGGCGGGGATCGTCAAGTTCTGGTGCGACTACAGCTATGAGACCCAGACCTCGGACTTCTCTGGGCTGGACGACGCCGCTCTGGCGTCCCTGACCGCCGATCCGAATGTCTCGGTGGACATCCAGTCCACTTATGAGGGCGAACTGCCGCCCATGGCTGACGGCGAACTGGAGGCCATGCAGGCGCTGGGCATGCCCCTGCCGCGTCCGCCGCTGATGCACGACGTGCGGGCCACCCGGCGCATGCCGAAGAGCAAGATCAAGGTGGAGGCCCTGCCGCCCGAGGAGTTCCTAATTGATCGCCGCGCCAAGTCGCTGGAGGACGCCGAGTTCGTGGCGCACCGCCGCGTGGTGACCGTGTCCGATCTGGTGTCGATGGGCTATGAGTACGACGACGTGATCGATCTGGCGTCGGACACCGACGACATGGACACGAATATCGAACGTCAGGTCCGCAACCCGGCGCTGTCGCTGAAGGACAGCGACCGCTCGGACCCGGCGTCGCGCAAGGTCACGTACATCGAATGCTACATCAAGGTGGACCGCGACGGCGACGGGATCGCTGAACTGCGCCGGGTCTGCGTGGCGGGCGTCGGCAAGAAAATCCTGAACGACCAAGCGTGGGACGTTCTGCCGTTCGCGACCTTCTGCCCCGATCCCGAGCCGCACGACTTCTTCGGCATGTCCATCGCCGACATCGTCATGGACATCCAGCGCATCAAGTCGGTGGTCATGCGCAACACGCTCGACAGCTTGGCCATGTCGATCCACCCGCGCGTCGCGGTGACCGAAGGTCAGGTGAACATCGAAGACGTGATGAACACCGAGACCGGGGCCATCATCCGGCAGCGTGCGCCGGGTCAGGTGCAGCCGCTGGCGATGCCGTTCGTCGGCAAGGAGGCGTTCCCGGTGCTGGCCTATATGGACGACACCCGGCAGAACCGCACGGGCATCAGCAAGGCCGCCGCTGGTCTGGACGCCGACGCGCTCCAGTCTTCGACGGCCTCGGCGGTGGCGGCGACTGTTACTGCGGCGCAGCAGCATATTGAGATGATCGCCCGGATTTTTGCCGAGACGGGCATGAAGACGCTGTTCCGGGGGCTGCTGCGGCTGATCGCCCAGCATCAGGACCAGCCCCGGATGGTGCGCCTGACCAACGAGTTCGTGCCGATCGATCCAAAGGCGTGGGACGTGTCCATGGACGTTGTGGCGACCGTGGCGCTGGGCCGTGGCTCGGACACCGAGCGCATGATGATGCTGAAGCAACTGGGCGAGATGCAGAAAGAGGCTCTGGCGACGCTGGGGCCGATCAATCCGCTGACCGACCTTCAGAAGCTGTACAACACGCTAGCCGAAATGACCTCGCTGGCGGGCTTCAAGGACACCTCGCGCTTCTGGTCCGATCCGGCCCAGTTCCAGCCGCCCCCGCCGCAGCCGGAGAAGCCGGACGTGAACGAGCAGCTTATCCAAGCCCAGATCATGCAAATTCAGGCCGACATGGCCATGAAGGACGCTGATTTGCGGTTGAAGCGCGAGAACGCGCTGCGCGAAGATGACCGCAAACGCGACGAGATGGAAATCGACGTGTACATGAAGGCGGCAGAGTTGGAAGCCAAGTACGGCGCGCAGCTTAACGCCGAGCAGATCAAGAAGTCGGCAGCCATCGCCAAGGAGGTGATGAAGGCGCAGGCCGACATGGTGAAGGAGGCTGTACGTGGCGAAGAAAACCAAGGAGCAAATCCTAACGGACGCCCGAGAGGCTAAGAGGCTTCTGTCGGACGAGGCGCTGACGCGCGTCTTCGATGAATTGCAGCAAGAAATCTGGGATCAATTCAGGTCGGTATCCATGGGCGACGTGGACGACCTGATGCGAGTGCAGGCGGAACAACACGGACTGGATGTCTTGCGCCGCCGCCTGCAAATCCACGTTGACGCGGGGGTTATTGCAGAAAAGGGCGCGAAGTCTTAAAATAGGAGCTAGCGATGGCAGACAACGCAACTGGCGATCTGCGTGAAGCGCAACAAGCAATCAAAGCTATGATGGCCCCCCTTGAGGATACGGCGTCGAGCGAAGATGCGCCGGGCGACACGCCCGAGGGCGAGACCGAGATGGAAGCGGCGGAAGCCGTCGAAGTCGAGGAGGAGCCGACCGCCGAAGCCGAAAACTCCGGCGACGAGGAATACGAAGAACCCGACGAGCCGCTGCATACCGTCAAGGTGCGCGGTGAGGACGTTGAGGTTACCTACGAAGAACTCGTCAATGGCTATTCGCGCCAAGCGGACTACACGCGGAAGGTTCAGGAACTGGCAGAGCAGCGCAAAGCTGTTCAGACGCTGGAACAGGAAATTGCCGCAGAACGCGACCAGTATGCTCAACTCCTGCCTGCCATGCGGCAGCAACTGGAGCAGCAACTGCAAGCGGAACCCGATTGGGACAAGCTGTACGACCAGAACCCCATCGAAGCGACCAAGCTAGAGCGCAAGTGGCGCGAAGCAAAGGATCAGCGCGAGGCTCAGATCAGAGCCGTTGAGCAGGAACAACAGCGCATGGCGCAAATCCGGCAACGGCAACTGCAAGAGCAACAGGCTGCACAGGTGAAAGCCGAGCAGGAGCGCCTTCCGACACTGATCCCCGAGTGGAAAAATGCCGACACTGCGCAGCGTGAAGCTGCTGAAATCCGGCAATTCCTTCTGGGTAAGGGCTTCGCCGAGGCCGACGTGGATGCAATCACCCACGCTGGCGTCGTCGCACTGGCAAGGAATGCGATGCTTTTTGAGCGTGGCCAGAAGAAGATTTCGCAAGCGAAGAGCGAGCGGAAACAGACTGGGCCGAAGCAGATGAAGGCAGGTTCCAAGGGCACCCAGTCCCGCAAGCGTTCAAGTGTGGAAAAGGCGCAACAACGCCTCCGTCAAACTGGCCGCGTCGCCGACGCAGCCGCAGTCATCAAATCGCTGCTCTGAGGTCATAAAGGTTACCTCTGGGCGGCAAGCTTAGAGGTAACCAACCATGGCTATCGTCACCAATACCTTCACGACCTACGATGCCGTCGGCATCCGTGAAGACCTTGCAAACACCATCTCGAACATCTCGCCGGAAGAGACGCCGTTCATGTCGAACGTCGGCTCCGAAAACGTGTCGAACACCTTCTTCGAGTGGCAGACCGACTCGCTCGCCTCCACCTCGACCACGCCCGTCATTAACGGCGATGACGTGTCCTCGTTCGACGCCACCTCGGCAACCACCCGTCTGGGCAACTACACCCACATCCGTCGTCGCACCTATGTGATCGCGGACAACCTCGCCGCTGTGGACGAGGCTGGCCGTGCAGACGAAGTTGCATACCAAGTCGCCAAGCGCGGCAAGGAACTGAAGCGCGACATCGAAACCGTGCTGCTCGACAACAACGCCCGCGTGGCTGGCAACTCGTCCACCGCTCCCGAGACCGCTGGTCTGGGCGCGTGGATTGCCACCAACGACAGCGTTGGCACTGGCGGTGCGGCTCCGACTGGTGACGGCACCGACGCTCGCACCGACGGCACCCAGCGTGCCTTCACCGAGGCGATGCTGAAGGATGTCATGCAGCAGGCATGGACCTCCGGCGGCAACCCGTCGATGCTGATGGTTGGCGCGTTCAACAAGCAGGCCGTGTCGGCTTTCGCTGGCATCGCGGCACAGCGCTACATGGCACCGTCGGACAGCCCGACCACCATCGTTGGCGCTGCGGACGTGTACATGTCGGACTTCGGCACCCTGACCGTCGTGCCCAACCGCTTCCAGCGCGCTCGCGATGCTTGGGTTCTTGACCCCGAGTACGCATCGGTCTGCTACCTGCGTCCGATCCAGAAGGTCGATCTGGCCAAGACTGGCGACGCTGAGAAGGGCATGCTGATCGCCGAGTTCGGCCTGAAGGTCATGAACGAGGCTGCTCATGGGATCGTCAGCGACCTTACCACGAGCTAAGGTTGACTTGACAAGTCGTAGATGATAGTAAGCCCCCGTGTCAAAGCGGGGGCTTATTACATGGGAATTTGCAAAATTGATGGGTGTGGTGGGCAGACAGTCGCTAAGTGTCTGTGCAATAAGCACTACTTGAGGCTTAGAAAGTACGGGACGCCGGACGGCGGCACCCGTAACCATGACAGCTTAGAGGGTAGGTTTTGGCGCAAGGTTGCCATTGCCGACGGCTGCTGGGAGTGGCTTGGCTCAAAGATACCCAGTGGATATGGCCGTATACAAGAGGGCGGCCAAGGGTCTAAAACATTGTCGGCGCATCGCTTGTCATATCGCATCCATCATGGCGACATCCCTCCCGGCATGATCGTTATGCACTCATGCGACAACCCGTCTTGTGTCAATCCCGACCATCTCCGCGTTGGCACTTACAAAGAGAACACGCGGGACATGATGCGAAAGAAGCGTCACCGCTATGTTGCGCCGCTCGGCTCTCAAAATGGCAAGTCTATTTTAACGGAGGCTGAAGTGCGCTACATTCGGGAAAGGCCGAAAATGACCCACGCCGCACTAGCACGCGAACTTGGCGTTAGTCCAAACTGCGTTCGCGGTGTCAGAATAGGCAGAACTTGGAGCCACGTCACATGAGCAAGCGCTTTTTCGACGCCGACCCCACCACAGGCATCCGCCGCTACTGGCACGTCAAGGACAACGGCGAGTACGTCATCGAAACCGAGCAGCGGCTCGACGTTGACGACAGCAACACGCGGGCGCGGAATGAGACCGACAAGCGCACGAAGTGGGGCGACATCAACCGCGTGGCTTCCATACCGCTTTCCGTGTATTATGAACTGAAGCGGCAGGGCATTGCAGACGATCCCGCTGCGCTGAAGAAGTGGCTGAACGACCCCGACAACCGGGTCTTCCGCACCAGAGAAGGGACGCTGTGATGGCGATCACAACCTACAGCGAGTTGAAGAGCGCTGTCGCCGATTGGCTTCTGCGAGATGACCTGACCAGCGTCATCCCGTCATTCATTTCGCTGGCCGAGGCCAAGTTCAACCGCCGCATCCGCGACTACCGCATGATGACCCGCGCGACCACCAGCGTGGACGAGGGCTACGTGGCGGTGCCGGGCGACTGGCTGGAGAACGTGCGCTTCCAGTTGAACACCACGCCCATCACCACGCTCGAATACGTGACGCCCGATCAGGCCGCCGAGGAACTGCACCTGTCCGGCGGCGCGAGCGCCAAGTCGCGCTTCTTCACCATGATCGGCGAGGAGTTCCAGTTGGTGCCCGTTCCTGACGGCACCTACACGGCGGAACTGACCTACTACAAGGAAATCCCGGCGCTGTCCGACAGCGTGACCAGCAACTGGCTGCTGACCGCCGCGCCAGACGTGTACCTGTACGGCGCGCTGCTGGAGGCCGCGCCGTATCTAGACGACGACCAGCGCATTCAGGTTTGGGGCGGGCTGCTGGAGCAGTCGATGAACGCCCTGCAAATTGAGTCGGATCGTGCTAAAGTCGGTTCATCTTCCATCCGCATGCGCGCCAAGGCAATGGCGTAAGGAGCATCCACATGGCCATCACGCAAGCAATGACAACTTCCTTCAAGAAGGAACTGATGGAAGGGGTCCACGATTTTACCACCCACACCTTCAAGATCGCGCTGTACACGTCGAGCGCCACGCTGGACGCCACCACGACCGCGTACAGCGCCACCAACGAGGTGTCCGGCACCAACTACACGGCGGGCGGCAACACGCTGACCGTGACGGGCGGCGCGGTCTCCACCTCTGGCACCACGGCGTATATCGACTTCGCGGACACCACATGGGCCGACGCGACCATCACGGCGCGCGGCGCGCTGATCTACAACTCGTCCGCGTCCAACAAGGCCGTGGCCGTTCTGGATTTCGGTGCCGACAAGACCTCGACCGCTGGCGACTTCACCGTGTCCTTCCCGACGGCAGACGCTTCGAACGCCATCGCCCGCATTGCCTGATAGGTGAAATATGGTCACGCTCGCCAACCGCGTCAAAGTCGCCACGTCCACGACCGGGACGGGCACCATCACGCTTGGGGCCGCTGAAGACGGCTACCAGACCTTCGCGGCTGGCGGGATCACCAACGGCCAGACCGTCCGCTACGTCATCGAAGACGGTGACAACTGGGAGATCGGCACCGGAACGTACACTGCGACCGGGACGACCCTGACGCGCACGGTGACCGAGAGCAGCAACGCCGGGTCCGCTATCTCGCTGAGTGGCGCTGCGGTGGTGTTCCTGTCCGGCGGCGCGGAAGAGTTGCAGCGCGCCGCTGACATGGATCAGGGCGTGGCGACGACCGACAGCCCGACCTTCGCGGGTCAGACCATCAATGGCAACATCACTGTCACCGGCACGGTCGATGGCCGGGACGTAGCGGCAGATGGCACGAAGCTGGATGGCATTGAGGCCGGGGCCGACGTGACCGATACGGCCAACGTCACCGCCGCTGGCGCGCTGATGGATAGCGAACTGACCAACATCACGGCGGTCAAGGCGTTGAACCAAGGCGTCAGCACGACCGACAGCCCGACCTTCGCTGGCCTCACTTCGACGGGCGACGTGCTGGTTGGCTCCAATTCGCTGGACGTTGATACCACCTATGGCAGCGTCGGTATCGCGATGCCTGCCAGCACCGTGGCTGGACGCAAGCTGTCGGTGAATGGGGACATCTACACCCTCGGAAACATCACGGTCAACGGGGGCAACATCACTGTCACCGGCACGGTCGATGGCCGGGACGTGGCGACAGATGGCACGAAGCTGGACGGCATTGAGGCCGGGGCGGAGGTCAACCCTACGACATCCGAAATCCTGACCTCCATCAAGACTGTCGATGGGGCTGGCTCTGGGCTGGATGCTGATCTGTTGGATGGGCAGCATGGGTCGTATTACTACAGCCCGGCAAACCCTCCTCCCTCTGGTGGTGGCGGACCCGAGACCATTCAAGTTTACACATCATCTGGCACATGGACCCGCCCTTCTGGTGTCACCAAGATTAAGGTGTATGCCACTGGGGGCGGCGCTGGTGCGCAGTATCGACCGTCCGCCAGCAAATACAATGGCGGCGCTGGCGGCGGAACCGCGATTGGGCTGGTCGATGTGTCGGGCATTTCTTCAGCAACGGTCACTATCGGCGCTGGCGGTCCTGCCACAGGCTCAAACACTTGGGTTAGCGTTGGAGGTAACACTAGCTGGTCAGGGGGCGGCACCACGATCACGGGAACTGGTGCAAACACTTATACTCCGGGGTATGGTAGTGGCGGAAGCATCCACCTCTATGGCGGAAAAGGTGGGGGAAGTAGTTTGTTTAGCGCCTATGGAGGCTCGTTCTGGGGGCAAGGAACTTACGGATCAACTAATCGAAACTGGGGCACAGGTGGCTCTGCCTCTGGTGGCCAGGCTGTTGGCGCGTCAGGCGTGGTTATCGTTGAGGGATACGCATAATGACACAGGTTAAGAAAGCACTCGTTGAGAATGGTGTTGTCACCAATGTTGCGGTGTTCGACGCGGACAGCATTCCTGACTGGGCTTCTGCTTGGATCGACGCGACTGATGATGCTTGTATCGGCAGCACCTATGATGGTGTTACGTTTGTTTCACCTGCGGCACCTGCACCTACGGCAGAGGAGGTTCGTGAAAGTCGTGACCAACTGCTTGCCGAG